CTCCTCTTTTTTTTTATTTCAACTTCAGTTCATATTCAACACGAATCATGCGCGACTCGATAGCCTGAACTTTCTCGTAGGTTTTATCAATCTTACGTTCAGCCTTATCCATCTGCATTTCAATTTTCTTATCCGTCTCATCAAACCGCGACTCAACCCTATTGTACGCACTTGACAACAGGAAAGAGCTTACTGAGATAGAGGCCCAAAAGAACCACTTTAAATAATCATTAATTTGTGCTCGTTTTTCGCTGCTCATTATACCTTATGTAACTATATACTCATTACCCTTTACTAATTCCCGATGGACATATTAATATTATCCCCCAGCAATGTAAAATACCCTCCGACAAATTCATCAAAGGAATTTTCAGTAACCCAAGCAGCAATTAATACCTCTACAGGTTGAGGGGCTGGCCCAATATTAAACTGCTTACCTTTAGCTAGATTTATAAATCGTATAGAAATACGTCCATCTGATACATCCTTCAATAATATATCTACAGAAAGCTGTCTGTCTTTTGCCCATTTGATTTTCAACGCTTCTGTGTTAGCTGCACTTCCATCATTAACAGACCAAAATGAAGCATAGTCACGGGCGGACATTTCGCATTTCTGAATGAACAAACTGCTACCTATTAGCGATTGACGTTCATCAGGGGTTAAAACCCGCTGGCCGTATGACGAGATTGCACATAGGAATAGGGAAACGATTAAAAATTTTTTGATTGTTTTCATGGTTGTTTTTTCTTTTTAGTTATAAAAAATGAATCCTTTTTAAATTGTAATGACTCAACGTCAGATTGAATGATCTTATTATTATCGAGTACCATCAGAATGATCAAGTTAGCTTTCTCGTCCAACTGAGCAAACAATTCTTTCTTCTGTTTTTCAAGAGCATCAGATATTTCTTTTTTCTTTAAATCAATTGATTCAATCTGAGTCAGTTGGAACGGAGTCAGTTTGATTACAATAGTGTCAGCCTTGGAATTAGCCTGAGCAAAGACAACTGTTGACGATAGGATGAATAGTGCGGTAATTAAATTTTTCATTTTTTAAGTTTAAAGTTTAAGGTATTGAGATCATTACATATCCCCCAATAATAGTTGTTAATGGGTTTGTACCCCATGTGGGGTTTACTGCCTTTACTTCGAAATAATCACCAGCACTCATACTTATACTAAGTCCTGTATTTGAAAATATTCTTTCATTCGTTGCAAGTGAAACCGATGCTATTTGGGTATCAGTGGTGTTGTTTTTACGGATTGAAAACACCCATGCCTCATTAGTTCCTGATGTTCCTGAATAAGTATAAATTTCTGCTATCCTTATTGTGCAAGATTGGCGTACAAATATCTTACCGCCTTGACCTGAAGTAGTTACAGGTGCTTTTGGTAGCTGGCCTATAAAAATTGTAGCTCCATCTGCCGGAGAACTTGTCAGGGCTTGAACATTAACAGAAAATGTATAAGCCGTTATATTAGCACTCCCATCAAAAGCAACCCCATTAATATTCCTTGGCGTTGTAAGAATAGCTGCACTACCAGTTGTATTCTGATTCAAAGTTGGAAATGATGTTAAACTTGATGCGCTACCATTTGGAGCAAGGACGTTTGTGCCGATTATCAACCCTAAATTGGATCGTGCCGTAGTGTAATTAGATAGTCCTGAAAGATTATCTGTCTTTAACATATCCCCTCCTCCTGCTATTGTCTGCCATTGAAAAGAAGTCCCATTATTGGTTAGGTATTTTCCATTCGTATTACTCCCTAGTGATGGTATTCTTTTTGAGTGCCCATCCTTATAGATAGTAACAAATGACCCCCCAAGATTAAAGACAATCGAATCTTGCCCGTTGCATAATGAGAGAATTATTGATAAAAAAAACGTCAGTGTAAGTTTCATATCTTTTAATTTTCTACTTTCCAAAATATAGCAATCTCTGCTGTGGCTGCCGCACCAAGATTAATTACGAAAGAGCCTGCACCGGGTACCACGTTTTTTATAAATGCCGTACCATCATTTGTTCTTATAATTGCAGTCACGTTACTAGATGTTGTGCAAAAACTATTCGTGACCGTCACCGTAGTGCCGGCTGCGGCAATATTAACCGTACCACCGGGTTTATTTATTGTTTGATTTCCAGTTGTTCCGGGAGTTGTAATGGTTACATCAAATACATGCTTTCCATTAAATAACCAATTACCGTCATCAGTTATGTTTGCCAACACCCCATTGCTGCTATTAGCCCATCTTGTATTTATAGTTGATGATGTTGTTCCAGCCCCACGAATATCAACCAAAGTGGACGCAGTAATTGTTCCTGACCTTGCAAGTAATATCCCCGCTGTTGGAGTAACCAAAATACTTCCAGATGAATGACCAATGTTAGAGGCTATTGATCCCCTTGAATCGGTTGTTGATGTTACCCATCCAAATCGCCCGCCTGCAATAAGTTGAGTATCCCCGGTTTGAAATATTGTTTTTGGGTGCGTAAGGGTTGACGAGCCTGTATTAAAGGTTGAATAACCCAAAGCATTTCCGGTAACTCCTGAGTAACCAGTATAATAAACCCATGCTTGCCCTCTACTGACAGACGTATTCTCCCTTAGAATATTACCGGAACCATCTATAAATAAATTATTCCCAACTAAAGCAATTGACTGTGTTGTATTTTCCGGCCACTTGGATAGTGCTATACTATAAGTTGCTGTGGTTGTAGACCCCTTTGTCTGTATCTTACCAACTCCTAGATATGCAATGTTATCAGTAGATGCTCCTGTGGCTTCACTATAATTTCCAATATTTATATTGGTCGTGCCAGTTTTTTGCACGATTGAACTAACACCAATGACTATTTTTGATGCGGTTGAATTGGCCCCAGTTGAAAGAACATCTATAAGACCATCTGTTCCTATGGCATGATTTAACAGTGTAGATGTTTCGTTGAAGCGAAAAAAACTGATTTGTATAGTGGTCGCTGGTGTTAAAGCAAGACCGCCTGTAGTAGTGAAAGCAAAACTACCGTTATCAACCGCCCCGGCCTCCGCACCATTACCCCAATATAGTACACGACCAGTTGTAGCGGAGGGCGTTGTTACGATTGCCTGAACTGAGCTATTTTTATAAGTGACAAGGTTGTGATCCACTGTTCTATAAAACAAATCACCATTAGCAAGTGTGGCTGGATTATTAGTAACTGATCCTGGATTAAACCCAGCAATAGAACCACCTCCATTCGTTGGTGAAAACGTAACCTTACCTGTTCCCGAAAAGCTAACATTATTTCCACCATGAGCGATTGTAACCGCCCCGGTCAGTGTTGATGTTCCAGTCAATAGCCACGACAATCCGGATGTTTGAACGGTTGCGTCAATATGTGAGGATGTTACCTTGCCCCAAGAAGATACTGTTGCTACGCCACCGGTAATTAATACATTCCCTGTAGCTACAGAATTCAATTTAGAGAGAACACCGGAAGCACTAGCTTGAATTAAATCTCCTATTGTATAAGATGAGAAGTTAGTACCTCCGTTTGCAACAGGTAAAATTCCTGTTACACCTGTTGTTAGGGATACGTTTGTTATTGTATTGTTTGCCCCACTGATTGCCTTATTAGCAAGTGTTTGGCTAAAGTCCTGAAAAACAAAAATATCATTCCCAGTTAAAAGCGGAATTGTCATATTTCTATTAGCAACGATAGCAGAGGAAACAAACCTGTAACTAAAAGTTAATGCGGGATTGAATACTCGTAGCGTTTGAGTCGTGAATGTTTTAATACCACCTATCCCCCCTGAGTGAGATGAATTAGTAGTTAAGACTTCCGAACTTGAGCCTATAAATGTATAGGCGTTATTATTATTATCATCGGGAAATATAAGAGTTCCAGCAGAAGACCCATTAATGGATGCCGGTGAACGAAATTCAAATCCTGTTCTGGCGGAATTTGTTTTAAAATATCCAGTAATACCACCATTTTCCTCAATCTCAAAGCCAACTCCATTTCCACTCGCAGCGGCCCCTCCTTTATTTAACGTTATAAGTTTTTGGGAGAATGTATGAGTTCCTGACCAATTAAAACCATAAGTTAAATCAACTGAAGCATCCGTATTAGGAGAGTTATCATTTGCTGTTAATCCACTGGTGAAATTAAGATTTGCTCTTTGTGTTAGTGGTGTACCTGAGTTTTCAATTATATGACCATCAATGCCTCCACCGGAAGAACCAACCATCCTAAAATTCGTAGCGTTGTGTCTGAATTTGAAAGTACATCCCGCACAAAGGCTTCCAATTTCAGGATCAGTTCCATCATTGTTTTTAAGTGCAACAGCACCTTCAGCATCAACATTTAAACTTACAGTTGAAGATGAGTTTGCAATACCGATTGTGATCGTGAACATATCACCAGAGGCGTACGTCAACCCGCCAGCGTATTGACCAAGGGCCGGAGAAATAGCGTAAGTGTTTGTTCCAGAAGTTCCGTATGACGCAGAAGCATCCAAGGCATTCGCAGTCTTAGCACTCGATGGAGGATTAAGCCTCACTAAATCATTAAGAGCCTCGCTTTGACCGAATGCCGTTAGGCTGGATAGTGTTAGGATTAAAATGATTATTTTTTTCATAACTGTAAATTCTAAATCACTCTCCATTTCAAAGCATCCTGATCTGGCTGATCATCAAGCGCAAATAAAATACTCCCGGCTGGTACATGTTCACCATTCAAGGTTCCACCAACCGTGACCGGAAACTGGTTGCCCCTCAGAACAACACCGCTGCCACCAGTGCCGCCAATCTCCGGGAAAAGATTTGTAGAGGCATCGTAGTTCCCACGTACAGGATTGTTTGGTTTCGAGTCAATTATATCCTTTAAAAGACCAGCCACTCTTCCACGAGTGTTTGCCCCGGCTGCTGTTTCAGCAGCGATTACATCTGCTGCGGCTGTTAGCTCCGCGTCTGTTTTAGATGACATATTTAAAGTTCCTGTTCTTTTTTCTTGAAAAAATTCCTGCCTTTTTTAAAAGCAAAGATGATAGCATCCCAAGCGAATCCTGAGCCAAGTAAATAAAGATCACTCCAACTAAGTTTCGTTCCCACCACAGCCTCGAATGGATCGAGGCTCACCTGGCGATACCCAACCCAAAGTAACAACGCTATACAAGCAACCGATCCAACCCAAGTTTCCCAATGAGTCCTCACGTATGCCCTGAGGTTTATTGGACTTCTCAGCACACCCTTGATCCCTATAGTAAGGAAGCTTTTTTGCTCTATAGTAAGATTCGGTGTCTCGCTAAGAACCCTTAGTATCCGCTCAGTGTATTCACCACCATCACCTTCTTGTTTTACGATACTGAACTCAGCCCAATTCCAAAGGAACCAACCAAGTATGCTAATCATGAGATTCAACATAATTTTAAATTTAGATTGCTCAACGTTAGATTATATAAAGATAATATTTTTATTGCATAAAATAAGACTTCCACTGGTATCCATTCTCCGTTTCGTACAGGAAAACCGTAGTGTCAATTCCTTGAATTAAATGAGCCGTGTTTAATTGCGCTGACTCCACCGCCTTGACACGAATCATCATTCTACCAAGTATCGTATGTGACGAATCCTGACGCACAGGCTTTCCAAACCTCATTCCAATAACCTTACGATTTTCAATCAACGGCTTTGGAAAACCAAGTGTTGTGAATTTAGGATTCATTATAATCTCCCGACAAATCCCCAATACCCTTTGCACTTGGTTCATCGTAAGTGTATCACCAAACTTCTCATCGTTGCTCTTGCCATTTGCAGCAAGTTCAATTACATACTGATAATCCCCCGTGTGCTGCACTTGCGTCTGCATGTCGTACTCAGACTCATCAAACATTACATTCATGGCAGGAAGCTCACTGTCATTAAATGGAATGTCCCGCTCCTTGAATACTGGGAAAATCAACGTTGGATCACTCGCTAGTATCGACTGCTTCTCTAACTCCTCAGTCAATATCTCACCAATTCGATTGTGGATCGCTTCAAAAACCTGCTGCGGTATGAGGGGTATCTCTGCCATTACGGTGCTGGTTCATAAGTTCCAAGAATGCAAGTGATAAGACCTATCGTCTCATTTGGGAACCACCGGTCAATCATATAAGTAACTTCCGTTCCAGTTGAGTCAGCTACCTTGACCTTATGTCTCAACAAACTCACATCTCCACCGCTGTTTCTTACCGGGTATCCAGCGTCAATCAAAAATTTCTCCGCAACTGAGATGTGCGCATTCTTCGTATTAACCCACTTCTGCAACTCAGCATCCACACCTAAATGATGCTTGGTGTGAAGGATATTTACTGAAGCCGTTTCCCCTGTTGGTGCGTAAAATACAGCGGCCCTGGCAAACTCATTCAGGTTCGATGTGATCCTCTCGATGTCAGCCTTGGCTCTTTCCAGTAAACTCATATTCTGTATTCAAAAGAAAGCCCCTTCAGAGTGATCCGAAAGGGCGGTTCTTATCATCATCAAACAAAGTTCTTATTTCTTAATATCCTTCCAGATTTCAAATAACTCAGCCTTGCTTCCATTCTTTGGGTATTCAATTTTCAGAGCATTCAAATCCGCTTTCATCTGATTCAATGTTACCTTATCAAGACTAAGAACCTCTGGCACCACAAACTCCGGCTGACCATTCTGATCCACTGGCTTTTGCTCATCTTCACCAATCCGTTCAAGGTATCCCTGCTCTACCAACTTCTCAGCGTGACCAGGAGGAAAATTATCTTCATTAACCTCATCACCTGATCTGAATATACCCCTCTTGCCATTGACGGCAAGAACCAAAACCTTATAGTGATTCATCGCTCAGCTATTATCCACCTATACCAGTAGCTTTTACGGTATAGATTTGATCCACCGCAACCGGAATTGCAAGAGGAGCAGACTGAATATCGAACTCATGAGTAGCATTACGCTTATCACGGAAGTTTCCAAGAACAAATGGAGCCTGAACTGGAACCTGACCTTCCTCACCGATCAGTTGTGGGACTGCCGCGAAGGCAGTCTTAAATCTCGGACTGGATGGGATAACAACCATTTTTTGATTATGGATGTATGGCTGATATACACCGTTCGCATCCTCATAAACCTGTGGATATGTCCACAGATCGAAAGTGTAATTATCACTCGATATGCGGCCATGAAACACAGCGCCAGTTCCGTTTCTTGCCGGGCCAGTGACATCATCCAACTTCATGTGGAATAAGTTCTGACGAGTTTGGAACTTACTATTCAAGAGCAATTGCGAAAATGCCGTAGCGCCCAGGATCACATTGAAGTGACCATCTACTGATTTGCCGTATGTACGCAAGAACACTCCCGCAGCTTCAAACACAGGGAACGGATTCATACTAGCTGTCTCAAAGTAATTCGCATTACCATCAACCAGCGATCCAGCCTTACGCTTGTAATCAATATTACCAAGCGAGGTTTGAACAATACCATCCAAAAGAACCTGAGCACACTGAAGCTCGATTGATCTTTCGATCTTATCCTGAAGCGATCCCAACTTGTCTGCGATTGTGTTCAACAGACGAGCGAACAAGCGACCATTCGCACCATCCTGCGACCCCAACACGCGATCATAAAGATCGAGATGGGTTGCATCGAAATACTCACGATACATTGGCGGCTCAAATATTTTCTGTGTGCTCCTTGCGAACACGTTGCGATTTCCTTCCGTTCCGCGAACAACATCAACGGCTATCTTCTCGCCCATTCTCTCCACTTCAATTTCCACGTAACGAGTAGGCTCAGTTACGGCAGGGAAGAACCCACGCAAGAATGCCGTTGGGCGAATGCGCTCCTGATACACATCAATCAACTTCTGTGTGAAGAGGGCTCTTACTTGTGATGCTGGAATAGCCATTGTATTTTAAATTTTAAGTTTTACAAATTTTTCCTTTATCCTGATTCACTTACCGACTACTGATTGTCGTAGTTGGTCATGTGAGTTCTGATTCTCAATTTAATTCCCTGATCCTGTAACAAATCTCTCACTCTGCGGTTCTGACCGCTTGGATTAGTTACAACAGATTCTAATGTTGTAGCTGTTCCAGAGTTGAATGTTAAAAGCTCCTCAGCAACTTCACCACCATCGCAGATAGTCACGTTGCTCTGTGTACCTGCCGCATCCAACTCCACATCATGAGCCAGTACACCCACCGGATGCTGACTGCCATCGTTCGAGTTGTGAGATAATGGCACAAGCGTTCCGGTTGAACCGATACGACCCACCACTGTCCCCATCGGAATAACCAAGTCGTTGTAACTTGAGTTATTCAAGAGATTACCCTTCTGGAAAGTGTTGTCACCAATAAAGAGTTTTTCTTTGTTGGTGTTTGCGATCACCTGTTGATTGGTTCTCAAGGCTTCTGACTGTGATGGTGTCATGCGATTATATTTTTAAAGTTTACAAATCAATTTTACAAACAAAATATTCCAGAATTAATCCTAGTCCTGGTCGTCTGACTCAACGTGCTCTTTTGAAGCAACGTTAGCAGGCTTCTTTCCAAGGTACTTGTCGATGTCAGCAGAAAGAACTTCTAACTCCTGATCACCAGTAACTTTTTCTTTTGTTCCTTCGCCAGCTTCAGCGGCAGGAGCAGCAGCACCTTCTTTACCCTTTCCCTTACCCGCATCTGCGCCAGGGTTACCAGCAGCAGCAGCAGCAATTCCAGCAGCACTAGCCGCCTTTGCAGACAATTCAGAAATCACTTCGATTGACATCTCGGTTCCATCAGCAATTGCTTTTGTTACACGATCAGGATCAACCTTAGCCCAAGCTGCCCACGCTTTTACACGAGCTACCTCAGCTTCCTTACCTTCCTTCTTCGCAGAAGCAACAACAGCTTCGTAGATTGACGGAAAATCTGCTTTCAAACTTTCTAATGTGAGTTCCATATTGCCTGAATTTGGTTTTGATTTTTTCTCTTCAATTGAACTCGCTGCTATTCTGTACTCATCAAGCGAATGACACTTATCAAAAGTGTTTACCATTGCTACAAGTTCTGATTTTTTAGCAGGAGTGATTTTATTAATCTTACCAACCACACCGATCTTTTTCAAATCGTTAGCTGTAAGCAAAACTTCTACTCTGTTATCCAGAGCGAAAATATCTTTGAGGGTAATGTTTTTATCCTTGAATTGAGGGAGTGATTCCAGAACTTCTACGTTCACACGGTTCCTCAACATCTTTTCCAATTTCTTGTTTTGATCAGCAACCAACTGCTCGTTGACGCTACCCTTGTACCAAGCTGCGCTTTCAATCCAATCTGGATAAGCAGCGCGATGAAGAACAGAAGTAGTCAAATCCATGCACTCAACACGATCAGCATCAACAGCTACCATCATGAAGAACCCGGCAGAGTGCATCGACATTCCACCTTTCAATAAAATCTGGTCTTTTAATTCTTGAACTTTTTCTATGACAGACATTGCATAGTCAGGGCCACCGCCTGATGTGTTAACCCTGAGAACTATCTCAGCAGACTCGTCCTTTTCCAGGGCTTCGTTAAGCTGCTCATAGAAGAACATCGCTGTTCCTTCATGAATCCCACCGAATAAAACTACATCTTTTGGCATAACAGTAGCGAATTTGCTACTAAATCTGCCACACCGTTAATTTTGTCGACATTTTTATGCCTGTTTGTCGACAAACGATGCTATTATTTTTTAAATTGGGGCATTCAAATAAAGAACTATGGCAAAGAAAGTCACTATCACAAATGTTCCAAAGGACGTATCCACAGACTTGAAGAACATAGCGAAAAATGAAGGAGTGTCACTGTCAACTTTAATCAAGCCACATCTACGAACGATCAGAGATTCGTATCCTAAGGACATGCGCGAATTTAGAGATTGATTTTACTTTTTCTTTATTTTTTTCTTCGCAGGAGCAGGAGCAGCGCCAGCAGCAGGCTTAGGAAGAGTATCTTCCAACTTTATCCCCAACGTTCTACTCAGCTTTAACTCTTCAGAGAATTGTTCAATGTTCCCGTCAGAATCACCACCACCAAGAATCTCAGTAGCTCTTTCAATAGTAGTCAACGGAATTGCATCAGCAGCCTTACCGAGCTTCTTACGCTCAGCGTCCACCTCTTTTACTGGATCAATGTGAGGGACAGGGACACCAACGAATCTTGATTTATGATACGCTTCCAGTAGCATCCAATCTTCTGAATCAAAGGCCTCCACGTAACCAGGTGATTTTATTTTACCTGTCCTTGTTTCCATTTCTAAAAAGAAAGCATAGATAGGAGCGAGGAATTGCTCTGCGAAATCTTCACGCTGAACATTCAATGTATTGTCCCATTCTTTCAACGCAGCTCTACTTGCAGAGAAGTTGCTATCATACTTCGACATAGCAACGTTTGGAGGAATTTCACACGCAGCACAAACCTGATCGATATTCACAGTGAAGAAATCCTTGAAGTAAAGTTCAGCTTTGCTTTCTATTGTTTTTAACGCAGCTCCAAGTGGAAGATTAACAGCTTGTCTTTTTGTTGTAGCTGTTACTTTATCCGCGAGTGGTTGACCAAATGAATCTTCAGGGAAGTCAGGCGCAAATTCCCCTGATACATTAAGAGCCCTCACTGTTGAAGTAGCAAAAGGATTATCCCCTGTCGACATTGCATTAGGTTGGTGCTCAATAGCAACAGATATTTTTGCACGATCCTCAGCACTTGCTACAGCAGCGGCTTGGTATTGCTGCAACTGCTGTGACATCTCCATCACAACTGAAAGAAGCGGCATCCCACGAACTGAATCGATCCGATATTTCCATCCGTAAACCATGTACGCACGAATTCTTCCCTGTGCATCTCTGGCCGCTATTCTATCAGTTTCAATTGAAGCCCCAGGCCGTTTGATGTGGTATGCCTGATGTTCTCCTGAGTCATCAATTTCTATTCCCTCCTTAATCCGATTTCCATTTGCCTCTTTCATCGGGAACAACGCAACTCTGTTTAACGGAGTAGCAACCCTGGCCCCATCAACAAGCTGAACCTTGATTCTACCTTTCTTGTAGTACAGAAGAACAAGCACATCTCCACCGATCTTCGCATTCTTGAACGCTTCAGACTCCAACTTATTCAACGACTGCATACCTGAATAGTCCGTACCCTTCGATCTCTTGAACAACTCAAATCTCGATTCAACACGCTTTGACCATTCTTCTTTTTTTATCGTGATACCTTCTTCAGCAAGAACACTAATTGATGGTTCAGCTTGCAGTTTCAAACCCTTACCAATCGACCACGATACATATTTTTTTATTACAGTTTGCGCAAGGGGACTATCGAGGAGCAAGTCCCAACTTCTTTGACGTAGTGTAGGATAATTTACAACGTAGTTTTTGATTGGCATTTCGCCAGCGTCCTTCTGACCATCGTAGTGATAACCACCAATGATTTCATAATGACCTGATCCACTCACGTTCGCTCTTGGAGCGTGGGGGATTCCGTGAGGATTAGCATGCCGCGCAACTTCAGCCTTGACTTCACCAAAGCCCATCCACGCAGGAGCCCATTGTTTTAATTTATCAGCAAGTGCCACCTGGAAAATTTTTAGCGTCCATGAATCTACTTACCCTTCCCGCTTTACTATTAGCATAATAATTTCTCATCCTCTGCCAAGCAGTGACAGCGTTTTGAATCATCATCCCACTCCGGTAAACAGTTTTTATCTGCGTCTGTCCATCATTAAGCCAGTACTCAGAAATACCCTCATTGGCTGTTGATGATGCCGCTGATAACAAAAGGGATTCTATAATCGCGTCAATGGCAGCTATTCTAGCCTCAAGTGTTGTGCAGGACTCAACGAATTCTCGCTCGGACTTATAAACGATCATGGGCGTAAATTACGGATTTTTCTTAAATATTCAGTTGGCTTCCCTTGTGGGTTTTTCTCCATCCAGTCCTCAAGGTCTTTGAAGTCATTCTCCAAATGGAGGTTGACATCAATTTCCTTACTGTAGTGGTAAACAGAGATCGGTAGCATAATCGTAAAACTCAGAGCCGGGATCAAAGCCCAATCCCAACCGACCACCATTGCGATATAGTAGTAGGCAGAAATTGTCACCTCAAAAAAACTGTAGTACAGAGCCACTTTGTAATTCTTCCTGAGTGTGTAAATCATAATCGAGGAAGCAACAATACAAGCCACAGCCCCACTCGCTACCTCACGGAAAGGAGAAATGAAAATTGAGAATGAATAGAAAACAAAATATGTTGTGGGTGCGAGGGCCAGCACAGTAAATAACGCTACGTACAAAATGAATTTATTTGATCGTAGGAATTCAAGGAGTTTAATTTCTTGTTTCATATTAAGCTGTTTTTACATTGTCAGTTTTAGAAGCATCAATACTCGCTGTTGATGGGGTAGCCGGAGGAGCCGGAGGAGTTCCAGAACCACCATGCACATGAGTCAAGAAAGCGTTGAAGTCTGTTTTCAATTGATCGAATCCTGTCTTTAACTCCTCGAACCGAGCCAGATGCTTTGCGCTGCCACCAAGCAAAAGAACGCCATCTTTTTTAAGCCACACGTAAGTCTGAAGAACACCAGAGGCATTCACTGAAAATAATCGTACCTCTCCTACATCAGCAACTAAATTCTTATTTACATAACCAACCACTACCGATCTACCCTTCTCATCAGTTGGTGAGAATACAGCAACCATTCCTTTTGGCGGTCTGCTGTCAATACCAAACGGGGCCGCCTGTGTAGCAGTCCTGATGTCACTCTTCCCGTAACGCCTGAACTTAACGATCAGCTCATTAACGGTTGCTTTAAATTCAGACGATATGATTCTTACTAAATTCATTAAGCCATTGGGTGACGATTGATTCCTGCAAAAATATACTTAGGCTCCTCGCCAGTGATAGCTTCCGGTATGCAGCACTTCATTGTAGCGGTGTTCTTATCCTTATCCTCATTCAAAGTAATTGCCTGAATGAACCAATTCGTTGGCTTGAATAAGTACACCCTCGGATTCGTTACCGTGATTATCTGACCAGGCATCAACAACTGATCGTTCAGTATCCACCGATCCAATTCAATATTCAATCCTAAATTCTGAAGCTCCTTAGCTCTCAAATTTACTGATGCCTCATTAGAATCTTTAGGCCCGGTGCTCTTCTGCGTAATCTTATGCACCTTCGGACGAAACACTGTAGTCACATACGGATTGTAAAGTGTCTCTTGTTCTTCAATTCCATCCTGCTCAATACTACTTTGTTTCATTACCGTGATCTGAGAATGAACACCCTGACCATTGAAAGACAATCTCATCTTCACATTCGATATTGTCTCTGGCGTAAATGTGAATACTGGCTTCTGTCTCGCTGATGGCCTCTGAAAAACAAGATTACCAAACTCATTGTGTGTGATGATGATGTTTTTCTGCGAAGCAAGTTCTGATAAAAATGACTTGATGTTTTGATTCTCCTTAGCTTCAGTTTCCTCATACTTAGTATTCATTTCAGTAGCCACACTAGGATGAATAACAACCTTTATCCCAAACGGAGCAACAAGATTCTCCGCAAGCTGTTTTAAGGTCAAATTATAAAACTGAAGGGCATAAGGCAGTAATGGATTCTTCAACCCTCTCGTGAATTGCGCAGGCACAGTTGGTGCAATGTCGCAATCCTCAAGAACACCAGGTAAAGAATAACCACTAATGCGCACAAGTGTAACTGTACTACTGTCATCCATATCGATAGACAAGATGTATCCGGTCAAAATCCTCTTCCCGCTATCATCCAACAACGTGCAGATGTGATAATGACTCACGCACGAAAACTCAACATGTTCTTTATTCGCTGGATCGAAATAATATGCTAATTGGAATGTAGAAGCAAAGGCATCGTACTTCAGATCGATGCTGACATTAGTAAAATAGGATACTCGCCTATTCGTAAATCTGTCATTGATTTGTAAAATCATGCTGTGTAAGTAATCGGCCTGCCTTTCTTAATCAAAAGCAATTCATTAAGGCCGATGTTATTATCGTCAATTATTCTCTGTATAGTCGAATCGTCTGGCGCTAGTCCATAAAATCTATGAGCAATTAGAATAAGATTCGTGTCCTTCTCCATATAAACAACCCTCTCCTGCTTTGATGAGATTGCTATCTGGAATAGGCTTGATATTGTAAAATTCACTAATCTATTGATCTCATTCACGCTGGACTGATCAGGCATGTAGTGATCAGGATTTCCACCATTGTCACTCTGAAGCGCATCCAAATCCTCGATGTACTGGTTAAAACTATCGACAATCTGAGTCATGACGGCCAGCACTTGTGATCGGTTCTGATAATCAACATCTGTAACGCCAGCCTGGCACATAGCAACCACGACCGCCCCATTGTACTGCTCGTATCTTTTACGATCAAATATCGTCACCAGATTCTCCACTGATTCAACAAGCGTATCAAATTGGCTTTGCAGCATGGTCACCCTGTTCTTCACAGTATCGACAAACTGAAAAGGAGCATTGATCATTGCCTGTATCTCACGGATAGCCGCAAGAGGCTCGGATACTACATCATTAATTTTAGACAAAGCACTTGTGTACGTGTTGAAATAATTGTTAGCGTCAAAAGTTAATTTGATTTGCTTCTTACCAACCTCGTACACACTGGTTAAATCCGTTTTCATTTCCGGTATATCAAACACCGTAGGCAGAGACACGCCAAAAGACACTCCCATTTTATCGAGAGCCAGATTTGCAATGTCATAGACTTTACTTACAGGATCAACCGTGATTCGCGGAGCCACCTCATCTATAGTTTCCACGATTGGAATATTGAACTTGCTGACGTTATGCTGAGTGTTGTCTTGCGAAAGTTTGATAGGCTGCACCAGTATCACTCCATAGTACGGATGACGAAGATTCCAAGGCCGAGGATCATCAGCCGACTTACCAAAATCCTCCGCTATATCAAGATGATCATCCCCCTGAAAGTAAATCTCAAGATTGTATCGATTACCCCTTGGCGTTTTACGCTTCACAAGAGTACCTGGCACATTGATAAATTCAAACTCAGACACGTTGTACTCACGCTCCTTGACAGCATTCATCCAGTTAGGCTTATATTCCTTCCCGTCACCAGTGATGATTTGCAGTTCGTTATTTATCTTATCCAGCCAGCTCATTTTGCCATTTTTGCTATCCTTCTTTTCGCCTCTTCAATATAAAATCTTTCTAAACGATTCGCGCTATTCAATGAGGCTTCTCTCATAAAACTAGTTCTCTCGATCTTAACCGAACGACCTTTGGCGAAAGAGTAAAGCGGCTTCTGCTTAATGAATGTTCTGCCATATTTCCTGCTGATGCTCTCGATTCGATACAACATCGGTTTTCTCAATCCAGCAATCACATAACCACCCCGGCCAGCTTTGTGTGCAGCTCTCATGAACTTATACCTCCGGTTAGGGCCGGGTATGTTCTTAATATCGATTGCTCTTGAGAGCTGTGGGCCAATTGTTCTTAACCTGTTTTTTGGACGTACAGGTGTCGCACTGCTACCAACCCTCGCACCTTCTGTCGGGATGAATGTTCTGTCTTTAATATCCCCACCGTATTCCTGCTGCTGAAGTTCCTGAACAGCCTTATTGTTATACTGAGCCTTTGATACCAAGAAGCCGACTGTTGACCTCATTGTGTTAACAAACAACCCCTTTGCCATATCAACATGACTGTTAGCCCGGAAGAAGTTTGGATTTCTTTTTACGAAGTGGGCCTCAGCAGATTTAATCATCGACCGCTGCTTAACATCAAACGCAGTTCTATTCAGCGCTCCACGAATAGCAATAGGCAATTCAACCTTACCAATTTTTTCAAGTTTATTAGTAAAGGCGACAACTTTTGTGCTGTTAACATTTAAAAAGTAATTGTGAGACATTTATTGCGGGATGTACTTAACGATTACCCAACCACGATTAAAACCAGTATCATCAAAATCAGTTCCATCAAAACCACTACCTGCCAATCTAACAACAGAAACAGAACAGGCAGGGGCCACACCAAAAATCGATGACATCCACAATGTCAATCCAGCATCCGTTCCGAATGGGGCATGGTATAAAGCAAGAGGAACGAAAGCGTCATCATCAGCCCTTACAATGGCACGTATATCAATAATATTAGTGACATCCAAACCAAGAGCGCCAAGATCAACGATGAGCGAGTTTGTTGTATCCATATCCCAATCACCAAGATCAATCTTTCTTTCTGCATATCTAGTCAGAGCCCAAGCACTCCAAGAGCCAGTATAGAACCTGTGCCACTCAGCACCATAATTCAAATCGACAACCCTCTGTGTCACATCAGCCCCGGTTCCAAATACCGTTAACTGCCCAATCGTAAGACCAGCAGGCTTATTGGTGAATGTGGTTCCACACTCAAAAACTCCAGCAGCACTGTAGTCATTAAAATTTGTACTGACAGAAGCGCCAACATCAGAAGCAGATGAATACCTTCCTGCTCTTAATGAAATTACTTTAAGCAACGCTTCAAAGTACTGGAATCCGTTAGCTGAATTCTCCGGCAAATCGTTTGCAGAGATTCCAGATTGAGCAAACAGCCTTGCGAAAAACTGATGATAATCGCCATGAACAGCCTCGTTCAAAGGAGTACCATTACTAGAACCGTCATCGTCACGAATGCGGCCATAAGGGTAATCACCACCAGGGGCAACTACATTGACTTGATCTTCTAATTTACGCATAACTTATACATAATTGATAAAAAGGAACCCAACTGTCTGCACTGGCTTAGTCCTTAAAATTAACTGACGAAACTCATCTTTCCTATTCAACGGAACACTAGCGTAGTTACCAAGATACGGCCCGCCAATAAAAAACGAAGCCCTGTAGGTCGATCCTACCAAAAAAGCATTATCCAAACTCTCGCTTATAAAATTCGCTATTTTATTACCAAACGAGCCACCATATTGAACCTGACCGTACTGAACAAACGAGCTGTACTGACTCGCTAGTGTCGGGTACGAAGGATCAATATCAAGCGGGGTAAGTGTGTAGTAACTACCATCTCCATAAGGAAATCTATTCTCATGGACGTACACATCGAAACCAGCATCACGTAATTGCTTCTGAAGGAAGAGGTAATGCTGCCTTGCTTTTATTTCCCCAGGGTGATTGTATTTACGCAGGATTGCTAATTTTCTATCAGCCAGTGAAACACCATCACCAGTGATGAGCCCTAAGCGCCTTTCCCAATCAGTAGCATCATCAGCAGTGAAATTATCATTATCCGGTATCGCGCTATTGAGAATTGACAAAGCATCATCGTAAGCTCTCTTCTCACTCTCAGCTAAACCATCCATGAGCTTCTGGAAATAGCTATCGTTCGGAATCTTAAAAGCCCTTCCAGTTGGGAACAACTGTTTTGATAGTGATTGTATTTTTGTTAAAATACTCATGGGAATGTAACGGTGTTCAAATAAGGAATATCACCAAAAGTAAAAGTATAAGTTGACAAAGGAGAACCATCCACTTCCAACACAACAGCACCAAATACACTACCCGGCACTGCTTCAAGAATTGCCGCAATGACCCTGTTCGTATCTAAAATATCATTCTTATCAGCAAGTATATCTGCGCCAGCAACAAACGGACGTATACTACTAACAACCTCAGTCAAAGCAGCAGTAATTAAAGACTCAATCTCCGCTGTGCCATTCACATAACCAGGAATAGATATATCGATCTCCTTAATCGTTACTGGCAAATAATTTATCTGGAAAACACCAAGCGGCCTGCGACCTCTCTCGTTCAACGGCTTTGTTGTATCTGGATCAAACTCAACAACCTCCTCAACGGCATCAATTATCGCGGGTGTGGGAGTTCCCTTTCCGTCAACAGAATCCACCAGAGTTGCTTCAATGTATAAATTTATTTCTGCCGTGTATCCTGACTTTGCATAAGGATAAACCCTCTCAACGCCCTGTGCGTCTTGAGCCCACAACCTGTAATCAGAAGCAGCTCCACCATTGGGCTCCGTCCTGAATGCAACAAGAGCTTTCTCACGATAATCTTCCAGCGTCTCAGCATCTAACGGAGCAACTTCAACCGCAAGCACCTCAGCGGCCCCATCAACACCAGCGATAGGAATCGTTGCTGTCATCCCCTCACCAATAGCCATCTCGCTATCCAACCCGGCCTCAAGAGCCCTAACAACAATACTCGTTGGTGATGCAGCAAGTTCAAACTCAGAATCAAGAATAAATAATTTTTCTGGATGCGTGGAGTCATCGTTGCTTTTGAATGTGGTGCCAACCTCAATAACAGAGCCAACAGTTCCGGTGATTTCAATTTGATACTGACCCTGAGTTGCAGCAAAAGGATTTCTCCCCAACTTAATCCTACCAAATCTTTCAAGAGTTCCACCTGTAGCTTCAGGTTCAGCGGTATCCACAAAAATATTTTTCTGAAGATGGCCGATTGCCAAGTAGTACACTTTCAACTTAGCAGCCTGGACAGCAGACAATACACGCAAAAAGTTCTTACCGAATGCTGGAATGCTGTCACCGAACTTAGTTTCCAAATCAGTCTTTACAGCATCGTAAAGCTCAGAAAGTGTAGGTATAGTTATCATTACTCAAAAGTGAAGTCGAAGGTATAGTCGAATATTTTAACTCTTACTGTTCCTGTCGTTGTTACTATAAATTCAGCATCGGTTAACTCCTTATTGGTTGCATCCCAAATATACACGAAAACCTGCTGAATTAATTTAATACCTATTGCGATTCTGTCATCACTAAGAACCGTTACAGCCACCTTAATTTCAGCAACGTCCCTGAAGAAGTTCAGGTCTTTTTTGATAGCCTGCTCTATTTGCAGCCTACCGAAGCTGGTTAATGGGACACTGCTCATTACACGCTCAGTCTCAGAATTAATTTGCAGCGATGGACTCTTGGGCCATAGAAGATCATTTGCCCAAAAGTCATTATACTGCCTGTTTGCCAGCCTGATTGTCGGTGTAGACTCCTCAGTGTTACCACCGAACATAGCCATGTATGGCATAGCTTCAAATCCGTAGATTACCTTCAAGTCCTTGGCGTTCTTAACCAAGTCACCACCATTCAATGTTTCTACTAATTCTAAATCCATACTTCTACTGCATTGGAGCATGCCATCCATGAGTTGATGACAACACTGGTTTTATATTCACGTTAGGATCAGAGCCAAATACATTATATCCAAGCGGAGCGTTGATGTCAACCCTCACATTGTTTTTAGTTGTAGTGTTTTTCTCACTCACCGATCTCTCTCCCGCCATGTCGAGTTTCTCAATGCCCATATTCTCACGATGAGCCTGAAGTCTTGCGGCTGCGTTCGTTGCCCAATCGAATCCAGTTACCCTACCGATTATCTCAAGCAACTGCATCATTGGATACAGTATAGCATCGTACAGCGCGAGTCCAATCGACTTAATGCCCTCTAAGAAACTACCATCCTTAAACGACTTCTTAATTCCTTCCCACTTATTAAAGAAAGACATCACATGATTCAATAGTAAACCGAGAGGGCCAAAAGCTAAAGACACAGCAGCGCCCCATGATTCCCAATGCTTCGCTAAAGTGTAGACAAGGCCAACCATTGCAGCGATCCCGATTATTATCAGCCCGATTGGATTAGCTGCCATTGCTGCGTTGAATATCCACTGTTGTGCGGTCGCAGCCATAGCCGCAATTCTATACGCAGCCAAAGCCACTACATTGCCACGCAATGCCATGACGTTTCCTATTAAGAAGGCAGTCGAGATACCCAACTGAACATTGTATAAGAACAACGCGATTCGACTAGCGATCAGCAACAACCTGAAAGCAATTAACAGCTTGATCAAATTTCCAATAACCTTCAGCCATGTCAACGCAGACTTCGCAATTTCAACAATAGAAGAGTCCATTGTTTTCAACTTCCCGTTCGCTGCGTCTGATCCTGAGGTCAATAACAACATTGCAGAGATAATCTGCGAATATCTTTTTATTGCAGTTGATAACGGCCCACCATTACCATCATCGATAGTTAAAATTAATTCTTCATACGCAGCCTTCAATAAAGATAAGTGACCCTTTGTTGATTGTAATTTCGTTTCAGCTAACCTTTGCGCATATCCAGCCGAACCAGCAGCAAGTTGATCTTGCAAACCTTTAATATTTCCAGACTCAAGAGCTTCAGCTAACGGAAGAACGGATTGGAAAGTTCTTCTGCCGTACATCTTGTACGCTTTCTGAATTTTATTCTCGCTGCCAATAACCTTCATCAACTGCTCATTCAAATCCTTATTCGCAACAGCGTTGTCGATAGTCATGTTTTTAATACCAGTACCGGAAGTAGCAACGTGCAACTGAGCATTACGCAACACAGCCATTAACACGAGAAGCTCTTCTAGAGGCCTTCCTGTTTGAGCCCATGCCGCTCTTGAGTTAGCAAGCATAGTTTGTATTGAAGAGAAATCCAATGCAGATAAGTCCGCAATCTTCGCGTACATATCGATCACATTGTTCGCTTGAGATGTCGGTATATTAAATGCGGTTAAGTCAGCTCCCAACATTTTCGCCAGCTCTGAAGGATCAGCTCCTAACGCTCTGGCCCCAATAACAATTGATGGGGTCATTTCAAGAACAGGCTTAATGCCCTTGTTGGCAAATCCCATCTTGATTAACTCGTACTGAAGCTCAGAAACTTTTGTAGCGGCCTCTCCATAGCGAACAGCAAGCTCTCTGGCCTGATCTGCGAGTGCTTGGTTCTGCGAGATTGACTTTCCTGTTACTGCGGATATGTTTATCTGAGCCTGCTCAAAATCCATCATCACATCAAGAGCACCACGAATGGCCCTGATGAAAACATATATACCAACATATAGCCCGATTGAATTTAACATCTGCCGGAAGGCAGTCATTGGGGTCATGAGCGTCCTGAAGGCCCGGTCAACGCGACTGAGCGCAGCTTCAGACTTGAAAGCAAAACTATTCACAGCATTACCCATACGTGAAATAGGGCCAGAGAACTTGTCAATGGCCGTGAATGCACTTGGTATGGTGAAAGTTGCTGGCATTTATATTTTCCTTTTGCTATCCATCTGCTTTTTCATCTCAAGAACATCGTTGTACCAAAACATCAACCCGTCCTGATCCTCTTCATCAAAAAAAAGGTCACCAAGAATACCCGGTGACCATTTGAATTCTCTTGCAACAGTTATCATCATGTTGCGGATGCTTGTTTCGTCTATAGAAAAAAAATTACAACAGCCATCGCCACTTTTTTATCCACAGAATCCATATTTTCTAAGATCGCCCTCGGCACTGTCGTCAACGCTGAGATGTAAGCCAGCAATCTTCCTTCAGCATCATTTGTTTTTACACCGTTCAGGTAAGGCTTCAGCATTTTATCGTTTAACCTAGGCTTGAACGTGAGCTTGGTTACCTTCTCCTCATCACCAAATGAGTGCTTGAGTGTGTAATCAAGATTGTTTTTATCATCCTTCACCAACTCACCATCGCAGATACAATCAATTAACAACTCAACGCTATCCTTGTTTGATTCACGAACTGATGCTGATACTTTCTTCTTGTCGAGCCAATCTGTGACTTCCAGTTCGGCTACCGACCTTTCAACTTTGTTTGACATATATGATATACTAAACTATTTTCTTGAGCTTCCCACCACCAGATAACTTCAACTGGATGGTTGCTTCGTTCAAATTAGACTTCACATCACCAACAGGCTTCCCGGTTCCGCGATACACTGTGCCACTGATATGAGTTACAGTCCAAACTCCCAATACAGGAGATGAAGCTAATTGATCAAGTTTGTCGAGGTCTTGCTTCGTAACTGTGTCATGGGACAACACAGTCTCTACCGACCAGCGATTACGATTCATTTGGTCGATCATATTCCCACCACCATCGATCATGTTGGCCTCGTCACTTGAACGAAACCCGCCTGGATCAATGGTAGAATCTTCTCCGGCTTTTGGATAGAAGATAACTGAACCAAGTGTTGCATGATTACAGCTTACCTCAAGAATATCACCACCTATTGCTGGCATTATATTACAAATTTAAGTTAGACGCTTCCAAAATTAAACCCCGCCTCTGCAACCGTAGCTGCAACACGAACGAATCCAGAACGCTTGTAGCGGAACGTGGTTTCGAAACGATCAGGGTTTGTTGTACCAATACCAACCTGAATGCTTTGCTGCATAAACACAGGCTCAACAATCAATGCTCTACTTGCGAGACTTGTCGCATAGTCGTCAAGAACGCTCTTCCACATCTTAGGCTTCACAACCTTCGTTACATTCACTACATCATCATCTTCCGCGATTGCATGATCAAGGACGTTGATCTGTTCGAGCAGGAAATATCCATAACGGACATTCCAATCTAAATTCAGATTGCGTACATAACGGAATTGTGGCGGCTCTTCACCGAGCTTATGATAAGTTGCTACGAAGTCCTGAACCTGGTATTTACCAGCGACAAGCTCAACGGTAGAACTTCCTTTCTTGACAATAATGTCACGATTGTTATAATCAGCCATCGAACCAATATCGCTATCGGCAGGGATCGGCATATCAGGCAGAGACTTTCCAGCGATGTCAAGTTCAGGGAAATTCTGAGCAACGACAGCAAACAGAACACCGTAGTTAGCGGCAGCTTCCATTGGCAATCCTTCACTGTTTGGAGCAACGCAAGCTACAATTGTCACATCGTTCAGCCTAGCGTCTGTGATCGCAGATGGATCATTACCACAGTAGCCACTCAGGGCTACAAACGGCTTGAACACAATACCTGCATATCTTCCAGTAGGAATTTCTGGATCAGGGATTCCATTGAAATCCTGGAACGCATTCATCGCACTTGCGATAAGTCCGTATGCGTTGATTACGATTGTGTACCAAACGTTACCAACCTTCAAAAGAGAAGCACCAAGATCAGGAGTTCCAGAACCATTCTGGATTCCGTTGATCACGTAAGTAATACCAAGAGCGTTGTCGTTAGTATCAATACGAACGGTAATATCATTCGCAGTTAACCCTCTCCACTTAGAAGTAAGAACTGCTTCGTATGTCCAGTTAGCCGCATCAACCGGGCTACCAAGAACATTATTAATAGCGTCAACAATTTTCCCAACGATAGTTGCAGCAGAGTCACCACTTGCAATGTTAATTGCGTAGCTCTCTCCATCAACATTATCACGACCAGCGATGATTACATTATGAGTACCGTTTGCGTTTGCTGTTCCGGTGGGAACAATAGCAAGCATTTTTGCTGCTGCGCCAACGGCTGCTGCTTGAGGAAATACAATTGTAGGAATCGCACCAACGCCATCGCTTGTGCGAGGACGAAGAATGCGCATGATGTTATAAATTGGTGATCCGTAACCATACAACTGACCTGCTTGACGCAGTGAAGTGATTTCGGTTGGATCAGTATCTAAACCAGATTGGTTTGCGTGATTAACTTCAGCGAAAATTGCAATTCTTTGTGGCAGGTTTGGGCTCTGTGCCGCGAAATCCCCCTTCTTAACCGAGTAACCAACTACTCTTGATACCCGGTCGAGGCTTACTGCTGCTGCTGTATTCATCGCTTGATTTTTGAGTTTTTCTTATCTGAAGCGAATATTGCATGAACTAGCTCGGTTTTACAATTTTGTCGACATTTTTATGCCTGTTTGTCGACAAACGATGCTATAAAAAAAACCCGATAGTTCATATCGGGTCTTTCTGAAGATTCTGAAATTATTCTTTCGGTGGCCTATAAACTCTAACCACTACCCGGACTTCATCACCGATCACAAGAGTGTCTGACCACTCAGGAACTTCCTCCCCGGAAATTTCCATAATGTAATCGAACGATGGAAACGCTACAAGAGCGCCCTCATCCAAAGTAACAGCCTGCACGTTATTATCAACAACGACAGAGTAAGCCGCCTTAACATTCAGTTCTTTACCCATCGTTTCTTCAGGAACGATAGCCATCGCAAAAATCGCTACGATCAATCCGATAGAGAATAAATATTGGCGTTTCATAAAACTAAATTACAAAAAGAAACCCCACCGAGCAAGTCAGTGAGGTTCTTCCCCTTTCCTTAACCAAAATCTTTAAACGGACTCGAATGTATCAATCATTTCGGTAATTCCAAAGTAGTCAGGAACTTTTATTAACCGATTGCCTCCATTCACAACAGCACCCTCTTTTGCGGTGTAGTAGTCCTTTAAAAGCCCCGCTCTTTCGATGTTTCGTTTTGCTGATGAGTTACGGGCCTTCAGCTCGATGTCCTTCCGAACCCATGTGTAATGGTGCATATCTATAGGTAACAGCTTAACTGAAGCACAGTTTATTTTACGTGTAGGATCAACATAATACGGATACACCGGAGCGCCAGTAACCGTGTGCGCATCCAGCTTGTGAATAAATGGCACGTAGTAACTATCCCTGTTTTCCTGGCGAAGCGTAGCCTCACCAAAGTAACTGTAAAGAGTAACAACAGACCCCTCGCAACCTGATTCTAAAAATAACTTCTTTCCTCTTTCAAAATCGCCAGCCAGATAATACTCATCACAGTCCATTGCAATGAAGTACGTGCATCCATGTTCTCTTGCAGCGTTGATTCCAAAATTTCTTTTTTGCTTTTCATCAAGCATTCCCATCATGGCAGGTTCGTACTTGATCCAGATTATTTTAAACTCTTCGTCCATCTGCTCCAACGGAAGGTTCGCCATTGGATTGAATTGCTCACCGAAGTTTGAAACATCCTGATAAACAATGATGAATAAATCAACATTGTCTTTTACAGACCTCATTGAGCCAACTAGCAGCTCAACCCCGTCCCACACGTTGTAAATCGCAGCAAGTTTTACTTCAGGAGATTTTCGAATGTCTCCATGTACTTCGGGAGAAGAGTTTTCCATGATATTGTTTCTTTTAATTGTTTTGCTTTTTCAACAGCGATCTCGTAAAATACAGGATCGCAGAACTGATCGATCTTAGCTGCCAACTGTTCGTGGTAGCACTCAAAATAATCAAGAGTCTTTTTACTTCGGAGAACCCCGCAATGGAATGTGTCAACAAGCCATTCTTTAGGAAGCCATAAATTGTTTGGAGAGATGTTGCTTGCTATTATCGGCATCTCAGCAGCGAGAGCTTCATTCATCGGTAATGACAGACCACCATACTTCCTCGGCAAGATTAACACACCACCGGAGTAGTTATCATAGTAATTCGGAGTGTTTCCAAAATCAGGCAACAGATTAACGTTTTCGGGAGGAGCTACAGGAATCGGTATTGGCTGCTGGCTATGTAAGGCCACCGTGATTTTATTCTCCACAAACCTGAGTGAATTCAAAACCGTCATCGTTCCGTTACGGTCATGGATCGCTGGCCTGCCAACGTTGTGAATGAAAAAATTCTTTTCCTTTCCGGGTTTGAACTTATCGGTGTTTACAGGAACAGGTAAGAATACCTTATTACCCGGTACATGATCATAGTTCCACATGCTAGGGGCTGCAAATAAATCAGGGTAAGGTAGAGTCGAAGGGTAATCAAGAAATTCATAATTGTATTGGAGAATGGTTTTGACACCACGCTGCTGACATAAATCAAAAATATTAAAATCATAAGGCGTTTCCATTGCAAATACAATATCCACATCGCTGATGAACTCCTCTATCACAGAGTAAGGGATAGCACCCCTCATGCCATGTCCGGGGCGCATGGAGTGTTGCTGCTGATTAGGATACTTACTGTAATCTGAGAAATGTATTCCGTGTGGGATTGCGCCAGGCAGGCGACTTGAATCAATAACCAGAGCCTTACAGTTGGGAACATGATCGAAGAATTCTTTTGACTGAACACCCAAACCAGTTGAGTCAGCTCTTGCTATTAATCCTATTCTCATAAGTTAAATATCATTTTACCCTCCCGCTGTTCCCACGCATCAGGCATAGCAATAAAACCTCTTACCATAATCCTAATTTCGACCAATCGCCTCGCGGAATTTGAATACCCACATCCATCAAGAACCCTATCTGTTCCCTCAATAAATTGAGCAACAGGCATGACATTATCAACAAGATACATTTTATACCCTCCATTATGGAGCCTCACCAAACACCTACCCCACGCTTTAAATGATCTGATGACGTAACCACATTGATCACCACCAACTAATACCTTATCATACTTTTTCATCCGTCAATAATTTTAGTGTCTGCCCCACGACCGTCTGAGTGGTAGCTCCTGAGTTGATTTCCTTCTGGTGTGTAGATATGAATATTAAAAAAATCTTCACGTTTATGCTTGTAGGACTCTTGAACAACGGAGTGCATAACATCCTCAATCATTACCTTCTGATTACCCTTAAAATATTTAGCCAGCATCGAACGATACCAATCCGTTTTTGAAATCGCTGGCCGTTGAGAGTATTGAATTGTCCTAACGGTCACGGCTGATACCAACCTGTCATCAAAATTCACCCAAGCCTTAGTTGGGTCATTCAGCATTAGGTGTTTATGTTCATCAAGAATTCTATCGAAAATATTAAACCTAAGAGAATCAACTAACGGACTATGCTGAACCAAAAAACACAAGTCATCCCAAGGTATTTCACCAATAGGACTTGTATCGTGCTCACAAAACATAACCAGCGGAGTCTTTACAAAATCCAAAGTTCTCCTAGTCATATTCGCCTGGTGCTGATGGTCAGGAAATTCAGCCATGTTGCACCATCCGTATTCGTGCTTCTTTCTACGGACAGCTTCTTTGTATTCATTGTAATCTTCAGCCCGGTGAGCGAGAGATGAATGAACACCATCGAACATTATTATAATTTCAGCATCGGTGTACTGACGAATGTTGGCGATTGTCTCATCAAGAATGGCTGTTGATGGGTGTGAAGGTATCGGAGATGTTGGTATTAAAATCGTAAGGTTACTTTTCATAATTAAAAAACTTCGAGTGGTATTGTTTGATTTACTAATTCATGTTTACAGTCACCAAGGAACCTGATATTCCCATCTTCGACAAATGAGTGACATTTCGTTTCATACAAAGGCTCCCCTTTCTCGTTTTTCCCAATCTCCCTTTGAACATTAAGAGATGGAGCTACTGTCGGCTTTTCAAAATCACCATTCCAAGTCCAGTTATTACCCCTAAACCTTCCCTGCATGTGCTCATTCAAACCTTCAGGCATCGGCCACGATGAAGTCTTAAATCCATGTGAGTTTCCACACCCCGGACAATGGAAGACAAACTCCCAAAACGACCCAACTTCTTGTGTGCTTATTTTCATTTCATTCCAATTGTCGCTTCCATCCATTTAGGAGACATCCTTGCACCGAACTTCTTAGGTTGCATCTCCACATACTTTCTCCAATTCACCAGCTCCTCGCCTAATAACAATTGACTCAGGCAGGCTCCGCAATGCTGACACATTCTCTTTGTAATCTCAGCGTTCTTTTCATTATCAAATAAATCCGCGAGGACTTTTGTGCGCAGGCCCATCTTCAGCATACCATCCAACATTCCACCTACAGCACACGGCATGTAGCCTTGGCTATCAACTGAGATTCCGCAAATTCCACTTCCATGCTGCCAGCACTTTTCACGAACCATCCCGTAGTCAGCAGGAGACACGTAGTAATCATCCCAAGGAAAATCTGTTCTGCTTTTTGCTTTAAAGGTTTCTTCTGGCACTGATGCGTGATAGACAGCACGAATGTATTCTACAAGATCACGATCTCTTCCGTTTGTCCAAACTTGGACTAATCCGTCTTTAACAAACTGACGACTCATTCTTAAAATATCCTCAAATTGTGGGTGCATTGTCGGCTCACCACCAATCAACAGAATGTCCGGTTTCCAGTTTAACGCTTCAGCTTGACGAAAGAATTCAGCGACATCTTCGAGCGTCATGTCTGGTGTGTGCTCATCTCTCAGCATGGATGCGCGATTGCAATTAACACACTGAAGATTGCAGCGGTAGGTTACATGAAGCTCAGCCTTTCCGGAAGTAGGAGTGTAATTCATAAAAACGGAATCGTTAGCAGAAACAAAACAGAGCCCACTATTAACAGCAGCACCCAATACCTCCAATCTTTTATTCGGTCAATCATCATTTTTCCATATAAGACATCACAAGCACAAAAGGATAAACCAAGGCCATTATATGATAACCAGTGCCTAGCAAGCATAAAATCATAACCCACCACTTCGGAATATATCCATCTTTAGCTGATTCCCTATTCATGTAATCAGTGAGCAAAATAGCCCCTACAATTGGAATTATGTAAAGCAGCGCCTTTTTCATTTTGGATCGAACCTCATGTGTAATTCATGGTAATCGTACTCTATGCAGCGATGGGTGTAACCCAACTCATCAATAAAACGAAGCATGTGGACAACATCCTGTCGCTCTCCATACATTTCCCTCCACTTACCTTCGTTGCGATAACTTTCATACATGAAAACCGGATGCACCGACATAAAGATAATCGGTTTTTTCTCACGAAGAGTTTTTTCTGCTCCCCTTATAATCTCAAACTCAGCGCCCTCACAATCCATCGTGATCACAGTGGGATACCAGCCCGTTCTTTCACAGTATGAGTCAAGCGTAATTCTCGGAACGTCTGGATAATTTTCATAAAGCTGCTTGAACCCATGATCAGGAATCATATTACACCCAATCACATCCCAATTTTGATTAAGCCCACTGAGATTTAAAAAATCATCACTACCCAAGAATCCCGGATATAGCCCCATCGGCAATGGTAAATTATTAGCCTTCCATATTTCTTTTATACACGGCCACACACGATCATTTGGTTCGAACATCACAATTTTACACCCCGACTCCTTAACGAGTAATGCGCTGATGTCACCCTCCTCTGTCCCCAAATCGAAGAGAATGTCAGTAGGTTTTAACACATCTAACATCTCTTCAATACGCCCAACCTCCCATCCACCGTTGGCGAGGCTCCACTGCTCACGAGCTGCGCGATGTTCTGGAAGCCAGAGTTCGTATTTTCCGTTAATTCTCGTAAGCTGCATGGACTAGTTTTGATTCAAGTTGTTCTTTGTATTTATTCCACCAAGAATTCTTTTTCAGTCGCTCTTCGTAAAATGGTTCCTTAAACCAATCCTGATTCAAATCACTCCACGAGCTGACCATCATGATGTCTGCGTCAGGAACAACTTGCCTCCACCAATTGAAACCATCTTTCTCTCTTGGGCAGTGCATGTCGGTGATCGGGATTGCACCACACTCAATCGCTTCATACAAACGGAATGAATCGACCGACATTGAGCCGGAAGGACAGATCACGTATTTGCTACGACACATAATGTCGAGATACGCCTGGTAGTCCATTCCATTCTCTCCATTGCCACCAAACATCTGAACCACCTGAAGGAGTCCACCTTCAAGAGTTAAGAGAGTTTTTATACACTCCTGACGAGATGGATTTTGCACTTGGCCCACGAACGACCAAAGAAACTCTCTCCGCAAGAAGCCGCTGTTGTTTTTGTATTCAACGCCACCTTCACCATAAAATAATCTTGATGATGGGCCAATTAACAACCGCTCCTTTATTTCAGGACGATCTTGCGTCCAGTACTGACTCCAAATTTCCAAGTGCGGAGGAATCGCTGCTTTGTAATCGAAGTAAGCATCCTCATCACTTGTAAGAATTACTATTCCAGATTTTAACGTGTCGAGACATTCTCGCAAAGGAGCAACTTCAGGCTTACCAACAACAATCACGATGGCCCGATCAAAGTGAGCCCATCCTTTAAAGTTGTGCTGGATGAAAAGATCAGGATGTTTATCGAAGATTGCCCTCAACAATCCAGAATCCCAATTCCCGCGAGACTGATTATACCAAACTACGTTCATATCTTTTTCTTTTTAAACCACCTTAATCTACCGCTATCCCCTGCTCTTAATTCATACTCCCCCTTATCCTTTCTATCTAAAAATGTTTTTGATGCTTTTTCACCAACACCATCATATTTATGATGGCATTTTTTACAAAGCCAAAACCAATCGCTTCTTCTTCTTTTATATTTTCCAGATTTATTTGCCCACTCGTAAGCCTTACCTTTCTTTGTCCCACATTTTTCACACTTACCTGGCTTATCGAAATTAGCCCTCACCCAAGCATGAAGTGATTGATACTTTATATTATCACCTTTCCATGAATGACTTTCAGGCCCAATGTTTTTACCAATATGAGCCAGACTCATGTTCCGCCTCGCTTGTTCTGACGCCTTCTTTCCAGTATTTGCTATTCTTATCTTCTCAATCCTTTCCGGTGACTTATGGGCGCATTTTAATGAACAGTATTTACCCGTTGCGCGATTTGACTCATAGTATTCGAAATCAATACCGCAAATAATACAAACACCCCTCTTCCTTACCGTATCACCACCCATGACGCAATCTAAGAAAGAATCTCCAAAATCCTATCTAGCCTTGCTCGATAAGTATGGTCTTTTTTAGCTCTTTCAAATCCAGCTATTCTAATCACCTCTCTTTCAGATTCATTCTCAAGATAATAGTCAATCAAACTCTTTAAACCCAAAAAATCATTGAACTTATACTGAACAATTTCTCTACCTATTTCATAATGATCCTCAAGCCCTTTTATGTAGGGGAAGATCATAAAACCACCACGACCAGGAACCTCAAATGCACGATCTGAAAAATAATACGGATAATCGAAGTTCTTGCAGAGCGTATCCCCAATAACAATCTTCGCGCTGGCATACAGATTATTCAACTCAGGGCCACGCACCGTAGGAAGCCCACCGCCACCGTAATGACCGAACCTGTCCCCGTAGGTTTGCTTCAGCCAGTTGATTAACTGCTGGCGGTACGGATACTCGTGGTGGTAGCCATACGATCCAGTGAATATAATATCGTGTGGGTATTTATCACGATCAGGCGTACCAAGGAAACACTCTTCCTCGTAAACACCCGCTGGCAGGAAGTACCCCTTGGCTAATTTAAAGTTGTGATTCTCATTCATCCACTCAGCCATGACTTTATCGACAGTGAAAAAATTATCGATTAAGAAATACGGATTAGTTTGGAGCATCCTCTCTCGCTCGATGCCCATATAAAGGTCAAGATGGTATGCGAATGTTTTTATCCCCTTGTGCCTCATAACACTCAAGAGCTGATCCATTCCCTGGAAGCGAGTGAAGCCGGGAGTGTGAACCCAAAAGAATAAATCAATCTCGTGATCCTGCAAGGCAGTGATGATGTGGTTGTGTAAGGTCTGGTTCTCCTGAAGCGTCACGACCTTGTGCCCCATCTTTAGAAGCGTTTTTAGATAATAATTCTCCGAGCTGAATGGAGCATCGAAGTTGCCAAGGAAAAGTATAGTCATAAATTATCGATTGAGATTACTGTTTTATAATTCTAAAAGTTCAGGGTTTTCGTAAATGTTTCCAACAATAACAGCCCTACTAATCCGATATAGGTCTCTCGCTTGATCTTCACATTTAGGATCACCAATCCATACCACAGAAACCTCAAGATGATCCTCAAGTAATAACTGAAATTTGTCGCCATTATCAAATTTACCGATGTCGCCAATGTAGAAATCTTTTTCTTTTTCATCCTCAAGACCAACGAATTGCATAACCTCAGAATTATCAAACCACACGAAATCCTCGCCAGTTTCGTTCGCACCAGCTTCATACATGTTTATTTTTTCTCCGGTAGTTACGTTCTCGAAATCCTCATCATCATTAATTTTCCACCCAACTTTTTCAACCTCTTCAATAAGAGCCTCTAACGAACAACCACAGCTATTTGCGTCTGTGCCAAGTTGAACACCCTCTATCATTACCTTAAACTTTTTAAGGTCAACGAACGCTCTAAATCTTAATTCCATTTTTCTTGTAAATAAAGTTGTACCAATAACTAAATAATCTCTCACACAGGAATGAGTGATAAGTATAACCAGGCCCCATCGGGTATCGTGCATCCTCGTTCAGCTCAGGCATAGTTTCCATTATTTTCATCGCTGGATCAAGGAGCTCGTCAACGTAGGCTTTATACACCTTGTGTTTTGCGATAAAAAAGTTGCAATAGATGACTTTCTCCCAAGTTAAAATAATATCCATTGGCGGTGATGGCAACTTCAACCTTCTAAGCAAAGCATACCAATTATCCAAAAAATTCGGATGAATACGAGCTGCCGCTACAACAGGATCGTGCTTCTCATGCTCCATTAAGAAAATAACATCCTCGTTTTTTTCGATCTCTGACAGCAGCCAATTGAAAGAGTATGATTCTGTGGAGATATTCTTGAATGGATGCGGGTACTGTTTCATTCTTTCAATCTTACCTCGCAAACTCCAACTCAACACACCAAAATATTCATCGGGGTCGCTTTCTTCTTTTATCAACCTAGCGATTATTTCATTCTCATAATAATTCGTCAGCATACCTTCGTTGCTGTATGGCTTGAATTGAGGCTCAAGGATTCCTCGCTGCTCTGGTTTGAAATAGACTTGATGAATCATGCTTTCATTTTTTGTAAGAAGAAAAAACCCTCAATACAATCCTTAATATCATCCATTGTTTTCGGCACAGCCACATCCTGATAAAACAAATCGTACTCTTCACTCTCCACCGTGAACTGATAAAAAATTCCGAACTGCATTGCAATTGGCAGTTCATGGTATTTTAATGGCTTTCCTGTATCTCGAACAAATTTATCTTCACCGTTTTTGAAAATGCTTCCCCACTCATTTCTGGCTTTGTATTCATCCACCCAAGCACAGAACACCTTCATTTGTTCAGGATACTTCGCCATGAGGGCGTTCCAGAAATTTTCTTTAGTCAGCGATTCCATTATCCCTTAATTGTTCGTGAACCTTTAAATAAAACTGAAAACTCTCTTCATCAATCACGCTCCGCAGAAAATTACAGTGCTCATCTTCATTTACATACCTACGAAACTCATCGGTGTGACCACGACCTCCTGTTTTTCCAATTCCATGCTTCATTCCGATTGCAATTATCTTACATGGAGTGAAGAGACTTCTATTCCGCAATGGACTAGCACCCATCCATAACAACGTATCGGTGTAGGCATTGTCATCCTTACCCCAATCTATACCCTTAATGTTAGCCCTGATCAAAGTGTTCATTGCACTCGCACGACTCTCATGGGACATTTTAAAATATCTTTTCAGCTTCAAATGGTAATAAAGAGTGTATCGCGATCCAAATAAATCAGGACGACCAGCTTTATCCCACTCAACCAACATCGTTTCGATGTAATCCTCAACGTACCAATCATCGTCCTCCCAAAACAGAATAACATCAACGTCAGTCATCTTTTCGTAACCAGTGCGGTAACGATACGTGATGTCACACGCTTCACTTTTTGGGGAATCGCCAACTACTTCAACACGATGAGGTTTTATTGTCTGCCTGCCGATTAACCGGAGAGCATTTTCAAGAAGCATCAACCGATCTCCTCTTGTGGGAACCAAAACACCTACTCTTAATTCACTCAATGGCGTCATTATTTCCCTTTGTTTTCAAACAACTCATTAATCAACTCATCCTTCATGTCGCGATAAAAATAATTAGTCCAATAATGACCCTTCATGATCGAGGGAACCAGTACTCCGACACCGTGAGTTCTGTTTAACAATCCGTGTCCTAATTCATGGAAGATCGTGCATTCAATCGTGACACTTTCGGATTCAACATAATCTTCATCAATCCGAATTGTTACCTGGCCTGTTTCCGGGTCTTTATGACAATATGCCTGATGCCGCAACCCGTCATATTTATTCACATCACCAACACCCTTCTGAACTACGATGATTAAATTATCCCGTTTGAAAACATAACCCCGCTTTTCACCTTCTGAGAAGAAGTTTTCCACATACGGACTCACACGATGGTCAACCCTGTACTCAGTAGATTCCTCACAACCAAACAGAACAATTGCCGCAATTGCAAAAATGATTTTTGTTTTTTTCATGAGTGTCTCGGTTTTCTGAAAGATGATGCGTACTCCAAAACACATTTAGCGTAATCAGTCAACATCTCAGTTCCCTTGAACATGAAGGATTCTTTTTTCTCTTCGAGAGCTTTTTTGTAGAGCCTTTGGAGTGAAGGCATGTCGGATAAATCTAAAGTCAAACCTGATGGCTTTTCAAATCCCGGTGTTTCCATTTTTATTTTTTAAGAAAACTCACAAATGCTTTCGTTGCTTCAAAACAGGCTTGTATCTTTTTAAATTCATCAGTTCCTCTCTTTGTTGTAAATTCCCCTGTTCCAGCAAACCACTTATCCCAATCCTCAATCTTCATTCGCTTACAACCGATTATAATATTCCCTTCATGATCCTGGCCGTAAATCCACTTGCAGTGCGGCATCATTAAACCGCCACGGAAGTCACCGCCACGGAAGTTACCGCCACGGAAGTTACCGCCAAGGAAGTTACCGCCAAGGAAGTTACCGCCAAGGAAGTCACCGCCAAGGAAGTTACCGCCAAGGAAGTCACCGCCTTTCCAAACTATCCATCCGGGAATCCAAGGGTGCATTTCTACATCTGCGTTCTGTGTATCGGCTAACACCAGCCACTCAGGGGCATTTTTAAGCTCAGAGATTTTCATTTTGTTTGATGTTGATGATGGATCAATATTACTTTAGGTGTTTTAAATATCCTATAGTTTTCTTAAATAAGTTTCCGAATCTTCATATAACTCACAAAATCGAACCAATTCCCCTTTAATTTCGGTGTAGCTGCTTGCAAAGTAAGATGAGCCCATATCTCCTTCAGCGCATAATTATACACGTAACAGTCCCAATGGTGATTCTGGCCCCCGCTTTTTTTCTTAACCCACCTTGATCCTGCCATTCCACTGTCTTTTACCTCAACTATTCGGTGTTCTGATTCAAAATGAGAAAAGTAGTTGTTGAATGTGTAAAGCCCTCCTGATGGAGTAGGGAAATTCATAAATCCAGTTGGTTGAGCTTCAGGAGTGCCAGGTTGCCATCTCAATTCAATATTTCTTGCAATTTTATCCTTAATGTTGTTTACATCGAGCATATATAGATGCCTTCTCTCTCGCGCTGGCTTAAAATCAGGCAAATCAGCTCCAACTTTCCTCAGCTCCTCTTCCTTATCACCACGAACACCAACAACATTTCTCACATTTGTTCTATCGATATATCCGTATGCGTGATTTGTGTAGTAGCCACAATCTATTCCCGTAAGAAGAACACCCATCGGTCTGTTTGTGTCGGTTAAATAATTCTCTGAAAGAATTTTATCGAGCTCAGGCCACACACAATTCGGCTGACCATACTCATAACTCCATTTTGCTCTATCAACTTTCTCTTCAGTCCTCTCATGCGGAATGAACGTGCCAATCGATCCGTGTCTCACTGAGTAACTTGAAGCATTTTCAGCCCACGCAACGATCTCGAAATCCAATCTCGCGTCATGTTCCTTGCCATTTAAGTCACATGCGCACGTAAGCATTACGATCTGACCACAGCCATCTTTCTGACTCATCAAATCAGGCACTCTTCCGATTTCATAATCACGAACTTTTTTCTGGATAGAGTTTGCTTCAATCGACTTTCCTGTTTTTTTGTAAGTCAGACCCAAATTCAAATTCATGAACGACTGAACTTCAATTTCTTTCACTGGCTGTCCAACAGGATTCGCCTCGATCCATTCACGCACGTAATATTCCCAATCGTACATCCCCATTGGAGCGTAAAGGCAGGAAATGTGGTAAGAGTAGTAACCGGGTCGTGAAGGTTCTGCTGTTGGCCTCCACTCTCCCTGTAAATTCATTTCGTATTTGTGAGCGTCAGTGAAAAAGTCTCCGCACTCCTGGCAGTTGTAACCAACACTATCTGTAATTAACTTACCGCTGTCATCCAGTTGCCATGTGATGCCTCCTTTTTTTTCTTTATTGTCGGTGTTTTTCATTTCAACCTCCCATTCGAGAGGAATCATTACACCGCAGCATGGACATGGGACAAAATATTTTCTCTGATCACCAGCCATGTATGCAGGCTCGATGTTAGAATTTTCTTCTTCTTCAGGTGATGAGAAGTAAAACTCCTTTCTTTTTTCTCCGTAAGCAGCTAATCTCTGCTTGATAAGTTTAATTGTTGATCCAGCGGCCTTCGAACTCTTCTTCGCTGCATCAAAGTCATCGATGAGAGCGTAACGTATTGATCTCTGACGTAAGAGTTTATGGTTTGATGCTGCCCCGGCCACCAGTGATCCACCGGGAAACTCTTTACCTCTCGATGTGTCACCTGTTCTTTGGTTACGGACTTTGCGCACATTTGGCTTGATGAGGTGACGTAAGCCACAACTATCGATCATTTTATCAATCTTGGTGTTCATGGCTTCTTCAGTAAGGTCGATGTGACCACTGAGGAACATGATATTACCTGGCTCTTCAGAAATTATCCAGCCGATTGCATTCTCCAAAACATTTGTAGAGATACCGATCTGTGCACCCTTCATAACAGCCACGACCTGAGCTGGATGATCCGGCATGAAGCAGTCAACTATTTCTCTGCAATACGGAGTGTGTTTGAAACTGAAGGGGCCAGGGAACGGAGTATCTTCAATGAGCACCCGATTCTTCTCGGCCCACTCTGAAGGCTTGATGTCTGACAACTGGAATCGAGCGTAGTCGATTATCTCTTCGATCTGCCGTTCGTAATTCATTCTTCGCTCGTTTGTGAATACTCAGCAACTAAACTGGAAATATCTCTCTTGCTGATCTTGATTGTTTCGTCAATGCAACTGTTGAGGATTTTAACCATCTCTTTCTTCAACTCAGCCCGTTCGTTGATGTTCATTGCTTTTTTCTTCGCAATCTCCATGATCATTTGATCAAGGCCCTGCTTGAAGCCCATCACAATCGACTTGAATTGGTTTTGGAACAGCCCCTTCACGAGAGCCGTAGGTATCAACTTCCCGGCTGCACGATCCTGTTTGTTCTTCAGGAGTTGACTCTCGCGCTGCTTTTTCTCGATGTCGATCTCCTTCATCCGTTTGTCAAGGTTCATTTTCTCCTTGACGCCCTCACTGATCTCATGATGAACCGATCTGTTCTGCCTGGCTGCACGAGCCTTGACTTTTGGCGCAGCAGTAGCCACCTGATTGCTTGCCACCTCAGCAACTAACGATTCAACCGTAACGGGTGGCTCCTCATGCCCATTATTCTTCTTCGCGGCCCTCTTCTGTACGAACAGGATATTTACCGGGTTCTCGGTATCCACAAGCCCATCAGTACCAACGATCACATTTCCCCTGCTGA